GCATCTCACACGGCCCGAAGAACTTTTATAACTATAGCGGCCGAAAAAATGATGCCTGACCATATAATTATGTCAATAACAGGTATTAGAGACCCTAAGACTTTAAAGAAATATAAGAAAGTAAATAAAGAATCCGTTATTGATTCGGCTTTTAATGTGTTTTCTTAATTTTTACCGACTCGCCTAATTTAATTTCGGGTAAAATTGTTTCTTTAAACTCATTAAACAAGCTTATGTGTTCTACAACTACTGGCATCATATTATCTTGGTTTGTTTTAATACCTTCTACGCCTTTCATTAATTCAATAACTTCGCCCCTTAATTTAATATTTGAAGCTTCCATGTCTTGAAACTTCATTAAAAACCTATTCATCATTTCGCTTTGCATCAACACCGTTTTATTTAGTGTTTCCTTCATTTCATTAAATGATTCAGTTTGTTTAATCATAATTTTTTCGCTTTGAGTAAATGTAGTATTATTAAAATTCTCTTTACTCTTTTGTTGTACTGCATTAGTACCGCCTGTTAAAATATAAGGTATATCCAATTCAGGAAACTTTTCTTTAATGGCCCTTAATATTCTTGGGCTTGGCTTATGGCCCTCATTAACTATTTTATAAATAGTTCTTCTACTTTTTTCAATTCCGCACTTAATAAGTATTTCGGGTATCGAAAAACCGGTATTTTTTAAAAAATATGCTAACCGGTTTGCAGCATTTCCTTCACTTTCTGACATTTTAATACATTTTAAATAAAAAATAGTTCGCTGACTTACAGCGTTTTACGTAATTATACAGCAATTAAGTGTCTTTTATTCCTCTTTAGTGCATTTAATTGTATATATTTGTATCATAATTATATAACAAGGTACATATAATTACACTAACTAACTAGGTATTAACCAAATAAAATAACATGGAAACAATTAACAAAGTAGATAACAGAACATGGGAAAACCCATACAAGGTAAAAGAAGACGTACAGGAATGGATTATAGATGTAGCCGAAGAAATAACTACAAAAATAGAAAGTGAAGCTTGGGATATGCTTTGTGAAATAGTTGACTCTAGCGAATACGTTGCTTACAATTACCAAGCTAAAAGAGTTTCGGAAGTTTACGAAATAGACCCTTTTTCTAAAAGTGAATTTACGGGCGAAAATTATACTTCTTTTAACGAAATAGCATACGAGGTTTTACAAGGTATGTTAACTGAATATATAACTAAAAATTACCCTAACATAGAATTATAAAAAATGAAATTAACAAAAAAAGAAATTATGGATTTAGAAGTTGAATACGGGCTAACGCCATTAGATGAATTAGAGGCCCAACTAGATAAAAGCATTGGCATAATTAAAAAGCAAAATAAAATAATAGCCCGGACAGATTCTAAACTATACAACTTTACAAACGCCGCTAAATTATTAGGCGTAAACAGGCTTACAGTAAGTAAAGCAATTAGTAAAAAAGAAATAAATACGACAGATTTTGGAGGTCGTAAATGGATTCCACAATCCGAAATAGACCGAATTAATTTAAAATAACCAAACGACACACACAATGGAAAAACTACATGAAAAGTTAATTTTAATTCAAACCGAGTTAAAAGCCAAAAAAGGCAAAACAAACAACTTCGGAAAATACAAATACCGCTCAGCAGATGACATTTTAGAAGCTTTAAAGCCTTTTTGTAAAAAGTACGCTGTTTATATAACAGTAACCGAAGACCTTTTTAGCGAAGCTGTTTTAAACTCTACAGCTACAATAAGCGACGGCGCAGAAGAAATAACAGCTAATGCGGTTGTCGGTGTTGACTTAACACAAAAAGGAATGTCATTACCCCAAAAATACGGCACGGCTTCAAGCTACGCTAAGAAATACGCTTTAGGCAACCTTTTTTTAATAGATGATACAGCAGATGATGACGCTACTAATAAGCACGGTAAACCGGTTAAAAAAGCTTTAGACTATAAGGTAGCCGAGAGCATCCCACACTACAAAGAAAAGGGGTTAAGCTTTGACACTTTCATAAACAATATAAAAGAAGGGTACAACGTAGACCAAGTTGACGAAGACGTTTTAGCCCTAAGATGGAACGAACACAAAATAGCATCATAATGGGAAAAGTAATAGAAATATTTAACGAACAGATAGAAAACTGGTCAAGGATGGACGGGTTTAATGCTAACGAAATTAAAGTACAAGAAATGGAACACCAAGCGAACTTAGAAATACAAGACAAGACAACCCGAATAAAAGAAAAAAGGGCCAATATTTTAAGCTTTTTAGATATGGTTGTTTCTAATGTTAAAGAAGGTTGGGTTAATCCTTTACTAGCTTTTTCAGAAATGGAAAACATAAAAAAGAAATTAGATAATTGCGCCAAAGAAATTAAAGAAGACGCTATAAATGAAGCCCAACAATACGGCAAAACATTTGACTTTAACGGTTTTGTAATTGAAAACTTTAATGGACGCAAAACTTTTGATTATTCTCAATGTCAAGAAATAGTTGAGTTAGAAGCAAAGCTAAAAGCAAGAAAAGAATTTTATAAAAAAGCTAAAATAGCTGCAGACGCCGGCGGTTGGAATGAGATAGAAACGCTACCCGACGGGAGTACAAGACAAGTATTCCAAGACGAAAATAATGAATTATTAGTAGCCCCAAGCATTAAATACTCGGCTGAATATATAACGTTAAAACAATCAAAAAACAGAAGTTAGTTATAATTAAAGGGGCTTGGATCATGCGGCGATAATTAGCCCCTTTTAAACTTTAAAAAAATGACAAAACAAGAAAAGATACTAGAGTTTGATATAGCAACTTTCAATGAAAAAGGGTTGTCGGAATACCAATACGTAAAGCATTTAAAGTTAGAATTATTTAGGCCCATTTTTTTGGTAATAAAAAGAGAAATGGACGATATTTTTGGCATTAACATTTTCGCTAAAACACGCAAAGAAAAATACGTTATGGCTAGGCAGTTCTTTATACGCTATATAGATATGCGCTACAATTCTAAAGAAGGGCATGGCACTTTAACTTCTGATGACATAGGTAAATTAATGGGATGCCATCACGCAACGGTAATTCACGCAAGGCATAGCTATATTAATCAAAGCCAAATGGATAGAGGCTACAGGGAACAAGCTATATCTATTTTTTTTAGGCTAGATAATAACCTAAACATAGAAGCCGAGCATGAACCTTTACGGGACGAATTAATAGCCTTTATATCAAACTGCGACGGATTAACAGTTAAAAGAATTTATAGTTTGTTTTCGGAAGATATGCCTATAGCTATAGAAAATTACCCTGAAAATATAAGCGTTTGACCCCCCCGTTAACGCTAATAAACCCGACCCCGTTGTTTCTAAACCTTTCAACGGGAAAAGGTTAACCAATTAAACTAAATAACATGAGCAAAGACCCGGCCTTTTTAATGTATTCTAACGACTTTTTATCCGGTATGGCAGACCTAACGATGGAAGAACGCGGGCAGTACATTACAATGATATTACTACAGCACCAAAAGGGCGCACTATCTACCAAACTTATACGGATTCAATTCGGCGGTATGCCTAGCGCAGATGTATTAGCAAAGTTTCTTATAGACTCCGACGGCAACTATTATAACAAAAGGCTAGACGCTGAAAAAACAAAGCGGAAAGCCCATTCGGAAAAACAAAGGAAAAACGTTATGAAACGTTGGAATAAAGAAGAAAAACCAATACCAAATAAATACCATGGTATTACCACGGTAATACCTTTAGAAAATGAAAATGAAAATGAAAATGTAAATACAACTAAAGCTAAAGTTGAAATATATCCGGGCTTCGAAGATTTTTGGGATATGTACAATAAAAAGACGGGTAACAAAGAAGCTATTAAAAAGAAGTTTGAAAAATTACCCCAAAAAATTAAAGAACAAATAATCGACTACTTACCCCAGTACATAGAATCCACACCGGATAAAACCTACAGAAAAAACCCGCAGACTTTTTTAAACAATAAAAGTTGGGAAGATGAAATAATAATTAAAACTAAAGAAAATGGGAGCAATAAAAACAATTATTCCAACCTCAAGCGACTTATCGAAGTTGCAAATAACCAAGCCTAAAGCCGCATTATCTAATTCAAGCGTAAGCACTATAGAAGACGTTTTAAAAATAAGGGGTTTACCCTCATTGTCTAGGCTAGCTAAAACTTCGACAATAGGCCAAGTTAAGTTAGTAATTATAAAATGGCTAATGGAGGCTAACGAATCTTTAAACCTTAAAAGGCCAATGACCGAAGACCAAATTTTACAGGCGGCTAACTTTTTATATGAAGACCACCCAAATTTTAACGTAGCAGATTTAACTGTTTTTTTTAAGAAACTAATTAAAGGCCAATACGGGAACTTTTACGAATCATTTTCTACGAGTAAGTTAATGATTGCTTTAAAAGAATATGAAGATAGGAGGTTTGAAATAGCGGCTACTAACTCACAACAAGACCATACAAGGTTTAAAGATAATACAGACTTACAAGCGGATAGAATATCAAAAAGAAGACAATGAAAACAGAAAAAAACCTTTGCGGATTTTGTGGGCGTGAAAACCCCGAAGACAATTTTAACTGCGAGCATGAAGATTGCGGCGCACCGATGGATTTAACTATCGAGTATTTATCCGACTGGAGCGGTTTACCTACCATAACAAATAAAAATAAATAAATGAAAGCAGGCAAAGTTTGGGGTACGACTGAAATGATTCATAAAAATGGTGTCCTAGAATTTCATAGAATAGAATTCGATAAAGGCGCGAAATGCTCGGAGCATGAGCATAAAAACAAATGGAACGGTTTTTTTGTTGAACAAGGACAGATGTTAATTAGGTCATGGAAAGATGACCAAGGCCTTGTCGATGAAACAATTTTATACCCCGGTGAGTTTACTATGATAAAGCCCGGCGAATTTCATCAGTTTGAAGGATTAGAATCTGGCATTGCATTCGAACTTTATTGGGCCGAATTTAATCATGACGACATCAACAGACGAACAAAAGGATTAGCATCATGAAAATATGCTTTGCAATACCGGCTAGGATTGACAGTACTAGAATACCTAAAAAAATGCTTTTAGATATTGACGGAAAGCCATTAATTAAGCACGTATTTGACGAGGTTAATTCGTGGGGATACCCTACGCTAGTAGTGACTGACTCAATCGAGATTTATGATAAAATTCCAAAAGGGTCTTGTGCTTTGTCTTTGGAGCATGAAAACGGTACTGCAAGGCTTGCATCGATGGACTGGTTCGACAATTATGACTACATAGTTAACATACAGGGAGACATGATTGATATTAGTTTTGATGTAATTAGTGATTTATTTAAAAGGATTGAAGAACGAAACGTTTGGACATTTTACACAAAAGGGTCAGGGCCAGACGATGTCAAGGTTATACATGACCTTGGAGTTGCTAAATGGTTTACTAGGCATCCTATCGGATATGGAGACAGACACCTTGGAATATATGCTTATACAAAAGAAGTTTTAGAACAATATAACTTCATGCAAAACAAATATCCCATTGAAAACTTGGAGCAAAACAGGATTCTTAGTTATCAAAACATGGGAGTAATTAAAACAACATACAATGGAATTGAAATCAACACGCAAGAAGACTTTGATCGCTGGCAGTTGCAGCATCGAAAGTGAATACCAAGCAAAAGAATTATCCTATGAACTTCAAAACCTTGCTTACAAATACGGCTTTGACTTTTATTTCAAAGGATCGTTCGACAAAGCAAACAGGACAAGCGGATACTCTGAAAGAGGGCTCGGACTGGAAAAGGTCGCTAAGATATTTTCAAAATTAGACTGTAAAATCACAACGGACATTCATGAGTGCCATCAAGTTTCTGAGTTGACAGACGTTGTCGACATGTTTCAGATCCCTGCTTTTTTATGTCGTCAAACAGACCTTATTCAAACAGCTGCAATGACAGGAAAGATTGTCAATATCAAGAAAGGTCAATTTGTAAACGGAGCAGACATGAAGTTTGCAGTTGAAAAAGCTGACATCGTTAATCCAAAAGATGCAAATATCTGGTTGACAGAGAGAGGAACTATGTTTGGAATCAATGACTTGGTTGTTGACTTTCGACAGACCATGGACATGAAAGACATCCCAGGAGTTCCTGTGATTATGGATTGCACTCATTCTGTTTCTCCAAAATATTCCCTCCCGATTGCAAAGTGCGCCAAAGCCCTTGACTTAGATGGGTATTTTTTTGAAGTACATAAAGACCCCAATAGTGCAATTAGCGACGGATCAAGAATGGTTAAACTAGAAAATTTTGAAAACATTTTAATACAACTAACATAAACAAAAAAATGGATGAATTATTATATACCAGACAGGGAACTAAACCCGCCGGAAGTATTAGAAAACGAATGTATTTTTTGCGGTAATGAATGCGAAAAAGAATTTTGTTCAAATGAATGTAAAACAGCTTATTTAAACGATTAAACAATGAAAGTAAAAATGATAGAAAGAAAAGATTTACCCTATGACTTTTGGAATCATAGCCTAAACCCGATAACAGGTTTTCACGTTGGAAGGTATCAACAACCATTTAGACCAATGGAAGAACAAGTAATAATTAAATAAATAGAAAAAATGATAGTTAAACAAAAATGTAGAATTGTAAAAATTAACCCAACCGAAGAAAAAGGGGCGAAAAATTTTAAAGTTAGAAAAGTTGTTTTTGCATGGAAGGAAAACAATTACGAGCAATATTTAACGGTTGACGTTTTAGGAGATAACGCCGATATGTTTGTAAATTATAATGAGCAACAAGACGTAGGCCTTATCTTTGCAATAGGTGGACGCAAATGGGATAGTCCAGAGGGCGAAAAGTATTTTAATCAAACTACTTTTATTGGGCTTGAAACAATAGTTTTCGAAAACAAAAAAGAAGTAAAAGCATCTATTGATGCACAATTCCCACCCGAAGAAACCGATTTACCTTTTTAAGATAGTTTTTTTTCATGTGTTTAGTTAGTTGGCTTAGGCCTCGCGTATTGGTTCGCGGGGCTTTTGCTTTTTAATGATAACTAGCCTCTATAGTTAATTACTTTATTTGTTTAACCAAAAACATTGTCAGAGATTTGTAAAGCCGCATGGTTCGTTTAATAGCGAAGCATGAATTTTTCAAAATATAATAATAAAACCCTAAGCCAATTAAAGGCAACAGCGGTTAGACATTTTCACAAATACATTAGAGAACGAGACAAAGACTTGCCTTGTATTTCTTGTGGCAAATATACCACCCTACAGGCCGGCCATTTTCATTCAGCCGGTAATTATCCAATAACAAGATTTAACGAAGACAATGTTAACGGCCAATGTAAAAAGTGCAATTACTTTTTATCCGGTAACCTTATTCCATATCAACAAGAATTAATAAGCCGTATTGGTTTAGACCGAGTTGAAGCCCTACAGCAAAAAATATCACTAAGTAAACAAACTGGCTACAAGTGGGACAGGTTTTTTTTAATGGAGGTTATAGAAAAATACAAAGAACTTAACCGACTTAATAAATGACCCCAAATAAAAAGATAGAAATTTTAGCCCGTAAACATAAAAATTATATACTCTACTGCGAAGCATGGTTAAATAACGACAATAAAAGTTATGCCGAAGACGTAGTACAAGCCGCTTATTATTCTTTACTAAAGCGCTTAAAGGCCAACCCGGATAAAAATATAAATGAAGCTTATTTTTATTTAACCCTTCGGTCTATAATGGTAAACGAAAGCAAAATAACTACCGACCCGTTAAAACACGCAATAGCAATTAACGACCGCATAATTCCAAACAATATAAGTACAACCCCAATCCCGGATTATACAGACATAAAAGAATCTATAGACAAATTGGTTTCTACTTTCTACGAGTTTGACAAGCTGTTATTTAATGCCTACCGGTACGAATTTAAAACAATTAGACAGCTTTCTAAAGATACTAAGCTTGGCCACGTAACAGTCTTTAAAACGGTTAAAAGGTGCAAAGAAAAAATTAATAAAGAATTAAGAGATAAATACTATGGCAAAGAATAAGATAGAAGGCTTGGGCGATGTGGTCGCTAAGTTTACCGAGGTTTTCGGAATCGATAAAGCCACCAAATACATTTTTGATGCCTTTGGTAAAGATTGCGGATGTGATGCGCGCCGGGAGGCTTGGAATAAGAAATATCCAATAGGGAAAAACAAACCGGAATGTTTAACGGAATCGGAATACGAGTTTTTAGACACCTTTTTTAATAACCCCCCTTGGACGGTTAACGGAAACATAGACGGTATAAAACACCAAAAGCCAATTAGGCAAATACACGACAGAATCTTTAAGGTTAAAACAGACGGGTCGGGTTGCGGCTCTTGCGTTATGACAATGATTAGAGCAGTCGAACAAGTTTATAATGATTACAAGGCATGAAGAAGTTAGAAAAGATAAGTAAGATAAAAGCGCACCCGGATAACCCTAGGGTAATTAAAGACGTAAAATTTAAGCTTTTAGTACAGTCAATTATAGACTTTCCTGAAATGCTTGAAAAACGCCCCCTAGTAGTTAATGAAGACTTACAGGTGTTAGGAGGTAACATGAGGCTAAAAGCTGCTAAGGAGGCCGGACAAAGCGAAATATGGATAGATATTGCCGAAGGTTGGAGCAAAGAAAAACAAAACGAATTTATTATAAAAGATAATTCAGGCTTTGGCGAATGGGATTGGGAGGCTTTGGCTAATAATTGGGATGTAGAAGATTTAAATAATTGGGGATTAGACTTGCCGCCAATGGGACAGATAGCAGAAGAAAGAAACCCCCTAGCCGAAACCTTTACAGTTCCGCCGTTTAGTGTTTTAGATACCCGTCAAGGTTATTGGGTTGACAGAAAAAAGGTGTGGAAGGATATAATAAATGATAATGGCGAAAGCCGTGTCGGTGTTTTAGCAGATAAAGAAAGTTTAATGGGTAGCCTTAACGATGGCGTTTCAATACTTGACCCTGTTTTAGCAGAAATTGCGAATAAATGGTTTGGAATAAAAGACGGTAATACTTTTGATTGTTTTTCGGGTGGCGCTTTTGGTTTTGTTTCTGATTATATGGGAAGCACTTTTACGGGTATTGAGTTACGACAAGAACAAGTTGATTTAAATAACGCTAGGCTAACCAGTAAAAGAAGTAAATATATATGCGATGACGGACAAAATGTATTGAAGCACGTTAAAGAAAAAAGTCAAGACTTATTATTTAGTTGCCCGCCATATTATGATTTAGAAGTGTATTCTGACCTTCCAAATGATGCTAGTAACCAAGCCAGTTATGAAGATTTTTTAAAAATATTAGATAAAGGATTTACAGGTGCTGTAAAGTGTTTGAAGGATGATCGTTTTGCTTTTATTGTTGTGGGCGATATAAGAAATAAAGAGGGAGCTTATTACAGATTCCACGACCACGTTAAAGACATTTTTACTAACGCCGGAATGGTTTTATATAACGAAATGGTCTTAGTAGAATCTTTAGGCACTTTACCACAAAGAGCAAGAAGATATATGTCAAGTCGAAAGATAGGCAAATGCCATCAAAACGTTTTTGTCTTTTACAAAGGGAATATAAAAAACATAAAAAGCAATTACGATAAACTAGAAATAGTAATTGAAAATGATATATAAAAAAGCATAATACGTTCTTTATTTTATTTGATTTTCCTTAGTCAAATTTTAACTAGCAGTTTATATGCTTCTGCTAAAAATAACATGAGAATAACATGGCAAACAATGAAAATTTAAAACCTTTTGAAAAAGGAAACACGCTAGGCAAAGGCCGGCCCAAAGGTTCTAAAAACAGGGCTACAATAGTTCGGGAGTTAATGGACATAACGCAAAACCTAAAGAACCCAATTACGGGCGAATATCAAATGTTATCGCAAGAAGCATTAGGAACGCTAGCAATGATTAATAAGATGCACAAAGGCGACGTATCGGCGTATAAGGCCCTAATGGATTCCCTTTACGGAGCAGTTAGACAAACAATGGAATTAAGCCAAGCGGAGCAACCTATTTTTAAACAACTTGATATAGATGTTATTACAGACTACGGCCCAGACGAAGATAGCGAGATTACGTAAACGGGTTAGGATTGTACAAGGTGGCACTTCGTCATCTAAAACCTTCTCTATATTACCTTTATTAATTAACTACGCTATAACGCACCCTAATAGCGAAATAAGCATTGTATCGGAATCAGTACCGCACCTAAAACGTGGGGTAATACGAGACTTTAAAAAGATAATGCAATGGACA